GCCTTTGCCACCTATGATGTGCCCGCGTTCTACGCCGATGTCTATCCGTGGGAGTCGTACATTAACGGCTGGGGAGACGCTTACCGAGAGAAACTTCTCGTCAAGGCCTCGCCAAAGTCCACCATCGGTTTCGATATGCGTGGAAACCACGAGCGGCTTGCTCGCGGTAACGAGGCACTCATGGCCATGATCCAGAACAAGCGTATCTGGCACAACGGTGACAAAGCGTTACGTGTGCACGTACTCAACGCCAAGCGACGGCGGAACCAGTATGGCCTTGTCTTTGGCAAGGAACATGCCGAGTCCAACCGAAAGGTTGACATGTATGCCGCTACCTTGCTCGCGTTCATCGCAATGAACGACCTTGCCGAGTCTGGCAAGAAGGCGAAGCCGGTCTACAACCGCCGCCTCATTCAATTTTAGTTTCGAAACGAAACATACCCTAGGAGCTTCACTTGGCTACCATGGACGAATTTGTCCAAGGCCAGCTCTCCACGGAAAACCCGGTCATTAGATCGACGGGGGAGCCGGGGAAGCTGAGCCTCAAGCTGATCGAAGAAATGTACGCAACGCTCAAGGCTGACCGTTCAAACTATTTCGATCACGCCTACAACTACTACATGGGGGATCAGCTCCTTCCATACGCCCCCCAGCAGACCTCCGAGCAGATTCTCGATCTGCAAGAGCGCTCCATTACTAACTGGATGCCCTTGCTTGTGAACCTGCCGGTCCAGGTCTCCTACGTTGACGGCTACCGCCGTGGCACGTACGGCCTCGGCCCCGAGCCCGAGCAGGCCACTGGCGCTGAGATCGCGGCAGGCAAAGACCCCAAGCGTTTCTCTACCGAGTACGCCTGTTGGCAACGCAACCGCATGGATGCCCGACAGGCCACCATCTACCGCTCCGCGCTGATGTACGGCCACGCCTTTGCCCACGTGAACAACCTTCACCCCTCAGGTGATGTCAGGGTAGAGGTGCTTGGCACTCGCCACACCATTGCCTACTTTGACGATCCGGTCAATGACATTCGGCCCAAGCTCGTTCTGACAATCAAGTCCTACGCCCGCGACGAAGATACACCGGGGCTAGCAATTGTCTGGGACGACGTGAACCGTTACGAGTTGACGATTGACAAAGAGGGCAAGTTCTCCGCATTCGGTGAGCCGCAGGCTCACGGCATTGCCGGTTGCCCGGTGGTCCGCTACACATGCGGCGCGCCCGACGATGAGGGCCGCGCACTCGGCGTAATCAATGACACCATGATCACGCTCCAGAACCGCGTGAACCAAGCGTCGTTCAGTACAAATGTAACGGCCGATTTTGGCGCGTTCAAAGTCCGGACGGCCGCCGGCCTACAGGTCATGTATAAGGTCGATCCCGCCACTGGCGAACCACTGCTTGATGCGGCCGGTAACCCGGTGCCCGAACCGATCCAAGTGTCACAGGCCAAGATGCTGATCTCCGAAGATCCGGCAACCAAGTTCGGCCAGCTCGATGAGACCCCGCTTGACGGGTATCTCCGTAACGAGGATCAGGCCACAAAGAACCTCGCGGCAATCGCCCAGTTCCCCCTTCATGCCCTGATCGGTAACGTATCGAACCTTTCCGCCGAAGCGCTCAACGCGCTTGAGGCACAGTTCATGCGTCACATGAACAGCCTCCACACGTCGTGGGGTGAATCCCATGAGGAGCTGTTCCGGCTGATCGCTGAGGCTCTGGAGGACGCTGAGGGTGCCAATGCCTACGGCGGCGAAGTCCGCTGGCGCGACATGTCGAGCAAGGCTTTCGGTGCCACGATGGACGGTCTGGGCAAGGCCGCGGACATGCTTGGAATGCCCAAGCGCGCTCTGTGGTCGATGATGCCAGGAATCACCTCTGGCGACTTGCAGGACATGGAAGCCCTCCACGAGGAGGAGCTGACCGACGCCATATTCAATCAGAACACCCCGGCCGCTGGTGCCAGCAGAGAGCGCCGCCCCGTGACGGGCGGTGGTTCAACTGGCAACCAAGCCTGAGGTACTAGCAATTGAGGAGGCCCACCGCGCCGCACAAGCGCGGCTGGGCATTGCCGGTGCGTATCTCGCACTGAGGGACTGGGGCGGGGTTTCATCCACCGCCCCGGTCGCCTCGGGAGACGCATGGCTGACCCGCTCCCTACAGATGATCCGAGCCATTCAGCGTAAGTCAGCACGGCTCGCACGCGCGTACTACCAACTGGCACGCGCCATCGAGACCGGCTACACGCTGGGGCTCCCCGAATACTCCACTGATCCCAAGGCCATCACAATGGGTGGTCTGCGCCAGCAGTACCTTGATCTGCTACTTGAAGTAGCTGACTTGGACGTAGAGCGTTCTGAGGATCGTGAAACCACCATCCCCCAATCCACTGACTCTGATGAGCGGTGGCTGGAGGATGAGCTTCTTTCCGCCGCCCCCATTGAGGTGGGGGAGAGGGTGTTGGACTTTGACAGCACGGACATTGAGCCGTACATCAAAGACCTCATCCGAGCCACGGACAACGCCACCGACGACGACCTCGTAAAGGTGGATGAGTTCACGTGGGAAATGGAGCAAGCGTCTCTTGAGGAGCTTGGCCGGCAGTGGGCCGACGAGCTACAGCAGGCCGCCGCAGACCGCGCGGCCAAGCTGGAGCGTATCCGAAAGAACGATGAACTGACCGCCAAGCAGGTATTCAAAGAAGTCCAGGATGTGCATGACGCCACTGGATCAGTGAATGCAGGCAAGGTCGATAAGGCTGGCATTGACGCTGGCCGAGACCTGATCAAGGCGGTATCCGCCCGCGACTCTCGCGTAATGATGTGGGCACGCGGCACCGGCCCCAACCCCTGTGCATGGTGCGCCATGCTCGCCTCGCGCGGCTTTGCCTATAAGAGCCGCGCACGCGCGAGCCTTGGCGGCCGTAAGAAGGGCACGGTTGGCGGGCAGATGGAGTCTTACCACGAGAACTGCCACTGCTACCCCGTATGCCGTTGGGCCGACATCGAGAACCCCACCGCCCCCGAACGTACCGCTCACTACATGCAGTTGTGGGAGGACGAAATGAGAGGCGGCCGGAAGGTCGAGAGGCGCGGAACCAAGAATGACACGCTGAACCACTGGCGACGACTGATCGCCAAGGAAAAGCGTGCCGCCCGCGAGGCCCACAGGTTGGCTTACCTCGCGGAATCCAAGAGAAAAGCGTGATCCCAGGAGGACAGCTAAGTGACCACTACCGGCACACCCGAGGGCCAGGAGCCCAACACAACCGAAACCGCCCCCACCACCGCGCCTACTGGAGACGCTCCGAAGGCTGACCCCTGGGAGGGTCTGCCCGATGAGTGGAGCTGGACGAAAAACGCTGTCGAGACCGCGAACCGAGAGGCGGCCAGCCGCCGCGTAGCTCTCCGCGAGGCAGAGGACAAGCTCAAAGACGCCAAGACTCCTGAGGAGTTCAACGCGGTCATGACCGAGTACACCACCAAAGCGGCAGAGCTGGAGACAGCACTGGAACGTGAGCGCGCCGCCCGTAAGCACGGGCTGGACGACGACGTTCTGGAGTTCATCACGGGCAAGACTCCGGAAGAAATTGAGAAGCAGGCCGCCAAGCTGGCCGGTCTCAAGAAGCCTGCCGGGGAAACGCCCCCCAAAGTCATCACTCAACCGGCTCCGTCCGGTGGCGTGAGCCCGTCAAACGGTGCCCCGAAAGAGGACAACGGACGGGACTTGTGGAGGCAGTACAAGGAACGCCGGTAACGGCCTCCCACCCACCTAAGCACTGACATAGCGTCGGTGCTTTTTTCATGCCCGAAAGGCAGTCAACATGACATACAAGCCGAGCCTCAAGGTCAAGCCTGAGGTATTCGTTGAGGCCGGTGCTACGGCACTGTCCGACAAGCTGGTTATCAGCAACACCGTTACCAAGCGTAACGACACCAAGAAGTTCTTCGCTTCTGAGGGTGACACCATCACCCAGCGTGTCAAGGGTACACTGCCCGTTCGACAGTACGCGCCGCGTAATGATCGCTCTCAGCCGATCATCACCGATGTTTACTCCGAGACAAAAGTGGCACTGACACTGGATGTAACACGTCCTTACTCTGCCGTCAAGCTGACTGACGAGCAGAAGGATTGGGACTTCCAGGACGGCCTCGGTGACATCATCGACGCTCAGACTGACACCGTTAGTCACTTCATGGAGCACTCCGTTCTCCAGAAGATTCTGGCCGCTCCCTACGAGCGTGTTGTCGTTGCTAAGGACAACACGGCTGGCCTCGCCGCCGCCAAGGATGCCTCGCAGGACATCTGGTACAACGTCGTGATCGAAGCCAAGAAGGCTCTGCGTATGATGCGCACACCTTCCGAGCGTCTCGTGTGCCTCGTTGGCGTTGACATCGAGGAATCCCTCCTCAAGTCCAACCGCCTCGTGAAGTTCGAAGGACACGGCGACAACGCTCTGGCCTCCTCTACACTTGGAACCATTGCCGGTGTGCAGTTCGTTTCCAGCACTCACATCCCGGCTGACGAGGCTTACATGTACGCCCCGTCCGGCTTCATTGCTTTCACCGGTACACCGTCCGTGCCGAAGTCCGTTCCCTACGGTGCCGTTACATCTGTAAACGGCTGGGCACTCCGACACCTCATGGACTACGACACAGGGTTCCTCACGGACCGCTCCGTGTTCGACGTGTACTTTGGTAGCGCGTACACCAAGGACCGCATTCAGGTGTTCAACGGCGAGAGCCAGCACATCATCTCTCCGGACGAGTTCTTTGTCCGTGGCGTGAAGATCGGTCTCGCTTCTTCCGGTGCCGTCGAGAAGGCTCCCGGTGACGGCAAGACTGACACACCCGGTGGCGCTCCCACCTCGTTCCTGGCTCTGGCCTACAACCAGCAGTTCACCACTACGACTCTGCCCGCAGGCGAGACCTTCCCTCTGGGTGGTAACGCTTACGGTCCGGCTGACGTAACCCCGTAAGGAACTGACGCATGGAGCATCTAGCAACAATCGAGCAGGTTTCAGCCCGTAGCGGTGAGGAGATCACCACTCCGGAAGAAATCGCGCTGGCTGAGGCAATGCTTCTAGAAGCGTCCGCATGGGTTCGCCACTACGGCGGACAGCCATGGCCTACACAGGCCGTGGCACCGGAGGTGGCGGTGGCTATTACAGCCGCCGCCGCCTCGCGGGGTTTCATGAATCCTGCCGGGTATGATTCCGAGCGCTCAGATATGAGCACATTCAATCGGGTTCCCGAGTACGCCGCAGGCACTCAGCTCAGCAAGTCGGAGATCGCCATGCTCAAGCCGTTCAATCGGCGGCAAGGCATTATCTCCGTGGGCTTGGAAAACAATGACCGGCCCCGGCCGCGCATGTCCCGCCGAGCAGGGTTCTATGCGGACAGGGGCTACGCCCCGTCTGCCGATGGAACCAAGCCCATCCCCCTTGGGACGTGGCCGTGAAATCCAAGCTTCTAGACCGTGGCGCTTCTGTCATTCAGGTCTATCCGGAAGTGGAAGTGGTCAATGCCAGGGGAGAGCGCGTGCGCGTGCCGGCCGAAACGCCGGTAAGCGTTCGGTGCTCAATGTCCAAGGACAGGAACACCACCGCCGAGCTCCCCGGTCAGGTAGACGTGAAGATCATTCGATGCGTAGCCCGCAAAGCGCCTGTAGGCGCTTGGGTGAAGATCGAGTACAACGGCGAGGAGTGGGACTTGGCCGCACCCCCTCACTTCGGTGAGGGCGTTTCCAAGAACACCCGCAACGTCACCTTCACGATTCGCTCCCGCAATGATGTGGGTGCATTCTGATTGGCTCGCATTGAGTTCTATCCAGACAACGACCCCCGGCTTGGGGGAGCACAGAGCGTAGAGCATTCAGTTGCCTACACGATCTCAACTGCCTCAGGCCTTATCCGATACTCAACGGCCATCAAGCGTGACGCGGCGGCCATTCTCGAAATGGCCGGTCACCGGCCGGACGTTGAGCGCTCAAGGATCGACGTAATGCACGAGGGCCAAGGAGCCCTTGACTACATTCCCGACCTTGACTCAATCGTCTACTTGCACCTTGACGAAGAAGTTCCAACCATGGCCAACGGCAATGCCAATGACTATGCGGCGGTCAACTCCATCGAGTTTGGCCACTGGACTTCCCCAGGTCGCCCATGGGGCGAAGGCCCCCGGCGCAAGAAGCTGAAACCGTCCGAGAGGCGACGTTGGGTCAAGGGCGTTGCCCCACTGACCACCGCAACTAAGCGCGCCGTTGCCAAGCGGAGATTGAGCATATGACCCGCACCATTCCTATCTTCGGTTCGGTGGATGATCTCTTGCTAAAGATCATGCGGGACTTCTTTGTTGACCATCCCGAAATCCACATCGGTTCGCTGTACGCCTCTGGCCTGCAACCACCGATCATCATTGTGCGGCGTGAGCGCCGCAGTGGACAGGCAAGCATCGACTCCACCGACGACAGGTTCATCCAGCCTGCCATTGTTTCTGTGAACACGATCACCTCAGGCCCCGACGCCGATCAGTTGGGTGAAGAAATTCAAGAGGCGTGCCGTATCGCTATCCGCGAGGCACAGCAGAACCAAGTTACCTACCCCGGCCTTGGCAGTATCAGCGCCATCACTAACAGTGTCGAACCGTCACGAGTGGCCGACTGGGCCACCTCCACCGGCCAGGTTCAATACGCGAGTCTGCCAAAAGGCTGGACACGTTTCGAAAGCGTCTACCGCCTTCTCATTCGCCCGCCTGATCAGGTGCTTGTTCACAACCGTTACGTTTCAAATCGAAACACACCCCCGAGCCAATAGGCCGGGGGTTTTCTTTTAGGAGAATCCTATGACTACAAACGATTCGGCAACCCTCAAGGTTGGCGTAGCTCGTTTCTACACCGCTGTTGTCGCCACTGTGCGCCCGACAACGGTTGCCACACTCAAGGCCCCGCCCGTTGCTTGGACAGAGGTTGGTAACACCTCTCTGGACAACATCCTGAACCTCACTTCCGAGGGTGGTGCCGTAACGACACTGAGCTCCCTCCAGAACAAGAGCCTGCGTCAGACCATCGAAGCCCGCGTTGAATCGCTGGGTTTGAACCTTCTGGAATGGACCGACGAGTCCCTCAAGCTGTACTACGGTGGTAACGCCGTTGTCGCCGCTGACGGTGCCGTTGAAGTTCCCTCCGAGCCGGTCCCGACCGAGCGTGCGTTTCTGGCTGTACTGGAAGATGGCGAGAACGTCGCCGGGTTCTACTGCGCCAAAGCGTCGATCTTCCGTTCTGACGACATTGCTGTCGCTGACACCAACACTCTGGCCCAGCTCCCCATCAAGGTTACTGCCCTGAACAACGCTGGTGCAGTTTCGGCACTCACGGTTATCCCGCCGCGCGCTGTCGATCCTGTTTAGTTTTGAAACATGGCTAAGTTCAGCGAAGTCCCCGTATTCGTAAAAGGGGAACCCGGCTTTGCCGCCAAGCTAAACCAGCTCGGCAAAGTGCTGGGTGAAGTAATCGCCGCTCTTGAAGCGGCACCCGCGCCCGCGCCGGCCACAAAGGCCGCGCCGCGCAAGGCCACCACAAAGGCCGAGTAAGACCCGGTGGGGCAGGGAGCGGACCCCTGCCCCACCTTTACTTTCCCAGTCCGCACCCCACTACTTTTTAGGAGTCCGCACATGCCTAAGATCAACCTTTCTGACATTCAGTCAGCCGCAAACACCAAGTTTGCAGACTTTGAAATCACCCTCCCCGGTGGCGAAATCATCTTCTTCCAGCCGGTACTCCGACTGGAGAAGCACCGCCGCCTCCAGCTCAAGGCCGCCATGGACCTCAAGGCCCGTGGTGAGGCAGACGCCGACACCGACCTGTATGACCTGTACCAGGACGCATTCAAGGTGGTCGCCAAGACTCCCGATGCCTATGACAAGCTCGTGGCCGCCGTTGGCGACGACCCGGCCGTCTGGCAGGAACTCTTTGAGTCCTACAACGAGGACACAGAGCCGGGGGAAGCCTAACCCTCGCTGAGTTGATAGATCAGTACGGCTCCGAGCTGTACGTCGATCTCAAGGTTCACTTCCAAGTAGACCTTGCTCAGGTCATTGCAGGGGGCGTGCCAATGTCGCCACGCCTCCTGCTTGAAATGATCCATCGACTCCCTGAGGGCTCCCACTACGTCGCCATTCTCTCGTCCGCCCCCGTAGGGGAGGGCGACGTTCGTAACTCCGACGTTCCCGCCGAGATTGATCCCGTCGCGGAACACCTCCTCTGGACAGAGGACCGCCGTTTGATGGCCCAGCTCGTCAACGGCGTCAACATGCTCGTTCGCCACACCATCCAGTGGGAACCGGGCAAAGCTCCCCAGGTTCCGCTTGTCGGCCCTGCCGCGTGGCGTGGGGAGGGAGAAAAGAAACCGTCCAAGCCCGCCACGTCGGTGCTGGATGTACTCAACAGAATAACGGGGAAGCAACATGGCAGCAGGTAAAATCCGGCTGATTGGAGCAGTGGGCGTCAAGGTTCGCCCTGATACCTCCGACTTCAAAGAAGAACTCAGGGCGCAGATCAAAAAGCTCCCTGAGTACGAAATCGAACTAGACGTAGATGGCAACACCGATCTAGTCGAGAAGGCCATCAAGAAGGCCAAGCAGGACGCCGAGAAGGAGCCGGTCACCCTACGGGTTGGTCTGGACTACGACGGTGTAAAGCGGGCCAAGGCCCAAGTTGACGGGATGCTCAAATCCCTCAACAGCCGCAACACTGAGATCCCGGTAGAGCTTACGGTGAAGGGCTTGGCGAAAGCCCAGGCTGAACTGAACCGTATCCAGCGGGACGTGAAGGTAGACGTCAAGTACTCTACCGATGAGGCGGGCTACCGCTCAGTCCTGTCCCGCATTGCGGCTATCCGGCGTGACAAGATCACGAAGCAAATCTCATTCAAGACTGATGCAAAGTCCCTCCGCGAGGAGGAGCGTAAGGCTGAGAAGGCACTCCGTGACCTTGAGGCCAAGAAAACCATCACGCTCCGGTACGACAACAACTGGGATGGCATCAACGGTGCCATCGACAACATTGAGCGGCGTCTCGCTGATCTCCGCCAGCTCAAGATAAAGACGAAACTGGACAAGGCCTCCCTTGAGGATGCCCGTAGCAAGCTCCAGAAGAAGCTTGAAACCGCCTCGGTGACTATGAAGTACAACGAGGATGAGGCTGGCTACCAAGCCGTGCTGGACAAAATCCGGCAGATTCAGCGCCAGAAACTTGCTCAGACGATCAA